TCACGTGATGCTGTTGGTGCACCTGATATAATTGTTGCTCTTGTTGCTGTTGCATTAGCGGCATCACCGTCCCACTGAAAGCATTCTCCGTTATGTATTAATGCTATAAGAGTTGATCCTAAATTGTCCAAGGACCATAGACCGGGATCTGTTACTTGGTCTGTGTTAGCTGCTGGTGAACCCCAACCAGTCCAGCTAGATGAGTTAGTGACTGTTGCACCATTTGAGTGTGAGGATCTAGTTGATCCTCTGACTGCTCTTGTTATACCAGTTAATTTACTTCCTGTAATTCCTGTGTATGATATTTCCTCTGAACCTATCTGAATATAGTTTGTACCGGAACTTGGAAAACTAGTAGTACTAGCTAAAGTAATTTCCGTAGCCGAACTATTATTACCATTTGTATCATCTGCTAATGCACCACTTAAAGTTGTAGTTAATGATCCTAAAATAGTACCACCCCATAATGCAATACCCCAACCAAAAGATCCTATCTGTTCAGCTGGACCTACATGATAATATTGATAGTATTTAACACTTCCAGATGTAGTTGCACCAGAACCTGTTTCATTATTATCCATAGTAATAGTTAAAGTTGTAGGAGATGGTACACTTGTTACCATATATTTTACGTCATTAAAATCTGCAGCACTGTAATTAGAATTAGTTGCAGCTGAAAAATCACTAAATGTTATAATGTCTCCTGCTACAAACGTATGTGTTCCTGGAAATGTAATAGTAACTGTTGGAGATCCATTGGTAGTTGTAAAACAATTTGATATAGTTGTGCCTGATGGATTAACTAATGGGTGTATATCATAGTATACTCCTCCAGAATATACATATAAAATTCTGTTTGTGCCTATTGCTGCAAATTTAGTAGATGCTTTATTAACAAAGTGATGCAAACCTCTTGCAACCCCTGTAAGTTTTGATTCACCTAATTGATTCCAACCACCTATTTTTTCAGGCGTGCCATACCTAAAACGTACATTTTCGCCACCTGTCCACTGAGACTCGGCACCTGTTGATGTAACTTGTTTGTTGAATCCTGGTAAAAACCCTAATTTTTGTAACATATAAAAAACCTGTTTATTAGGTGTTATATCAGATTGTGGGTGATTTCAATAGGTTTTAAAGCAGAGGGAATCTGTGGTGGATCATCCCCCTGCAAGCCTAATGTATAGACTATTTTTTAATTTTTGTCAACTTAACACCTTTAAACCAAGCAGGTACACCTAGTAAAGGTCGTTTATCTAAATAGTTTTCTTTAGCTGTTTTAGAGCTAGCTTTGTTATAGTGTAAAAATACTTGTCCACAATTTTTACCTTTAAATTCTTCTCTCCAATGTTCAAGATCACAACCAGAATAGATTAACATGTCTCCTGGTTCTAGTTGTACTTTAACACCAGCTTGCCCTGTTTTAGTTGTTGGATCAAGATATATTGGCCAAGGGTCGCCACCTAAGTTTAATGTAGTAGATATTTCGCATGAGTATCTATCTTTATGTCTAGCTAATACATCACCTTCTTTATATATTCTTGCGTAAGAATAAGTTTCACTTAGTTTTAACCCTGTATGTTTTTCCATAACAGGTTTTACTTCTTGCAACAATGTTTCCATAGCAATGTCACTGTAATGTGAGTAAGTATTTGGAACTTGTTCATCAGTCCATACACCAAAGTATTCTGTAAAAGGTGATATGTATCTTTGATCAAATAAAAATTTTGCAACTTCTCTTTTGTTTAAAAAATATTTATAAACAAATTTTGCTAACTCAGGTGAGATAGCGTTTTTTAATACTGTGTATTTATTTTTTTTAAACGACATTTAATACTCCTTTAGGTATTGCTTGGCAGTTCCAATGTATAAATCTAAACGGGCTATAACCCATATCTACAATGTACTGATGAGGTAGGTATGATGGAAAAAATATCATTCTACCTGGTTTTACTTGATAACTAATTTGTGATGATGCGTAAGTTACTTTTGTTTTATCTTTTTCTGGTAATAAATTCATAACATTACCTGCTCTTGGATCTTCAAACATTGGCATTGATGTAGACTCATCTGCTTTTAAAAAATAAAAACCTGATATGTGACCATTCCAATGTGTATGTAAAGTATGATGCCCACCACCTTTTTTAGCAAACTCTTGTACCCACATCTCTGTCGTAAATACTTGATACTGAGATAAATTAAACCCCATTTCACCTAATAAATTATGTGTTGTTGCACCTATATAATCTCGTAATTGTTTAAAGTTAGGATCCTCAATTAATGATGTTGAATGAAATACATGACCCATGTCTCCTTTATCACCAAACTTTTTATTACGTTTATCAATAACTGGTTTTAAATTTTTTTTTGATGATTCAATATATTTGTCTGATGCTTTATTTAAACTATTTACAAATTTTGGTTCATCTGCAAACCATATAGGACATTTAAAAAATTCTTCTAATTGTAATTTTTTAGGATAACCTACAACTTCTTTTTTTATTTTTTGTTTTCTAGCTTTAGCTTTTTTCTTTTTCATATTTTTCCTTTATTGAAATGGGTATCCTAAATTCCATATTACTAAACTGTTTCTTTCTCCACTTTTAACTGGACATACTCTGTGCCATACAAATGAAGGAAACACAACTAAAGATCCTTTAGGCAATATATCTTTACATTTTTTAATATTAGGTTTTTTATCAGGGTCTAAATTTCTAAAATCAAACTCTAGCTCTCCACCTTTATAATTTTTTGGATCAGATAAAGTCACAGTTACAGAAAGTTTTCTAATCTTACCATGAGTTGGATCATTGGGTTGTTTTCCTACATAAGGTTTGTCCCAACTATCACAATGCCAATCATAGTATTGACCTTTTTTATATTTTGTAAATTGACACGACTCAGACCAATCCCAATTAAAATTCCAACCTGCATATGAATTTGCTTGATGAACATAAGGTTGTATTTCTTTATAAATCCATCTATCATTCATCCAAACAATATTAGAATCTCTTTTCTTTTTTAAATCTTTAATTTGTTTTTGATTTAATTTTTTATCACCATAACCACCAGTGACTGCCATTTTGTCTTGAAGCTGTTTTCCGTATTTAGAAATTTCATCACAGATACGTTCTGGAATTGCTGATTGAAAATACCAATAATAGTTTGTAAGGTTCATATATCTTTATGAACTCAATATAACATTTATTATGAAACTGTCAATGTTCCTGAAACTGTAAATGTAGCTATTTTATCCCCACCAGGATGAGTTGATGCTGAGTTTGTACCAGGTGATACTGAAAATGTAACTGCACTTGGTGCTCTTATAACTACAATACCTGAACCACCATTTCCTGATCCACCTCTTGGATTTGTATGTGGATTACTTACTCCACCACCACCTGATCCTCCACCTCTATTCGCAGGACCATTAGCACTATTAGTACATCCAAGTATTCCTGCAGTACCTGTTCCACAAGGAGAGGCTGCGCCAGCACTAGTACCTCCACCTAAATTAATTCCACCTCCACCTCCACCACCTGCGTAAGAAGTAGCACTACCTGTTATATCATTAGGAACACCTACAGCACCAGCACCTGCAGTACCACCAGGAGATCCAGCTCCACCGTTTGCACCTGCACCACCTCCACCACCATATGCTCTATAACCAGATGGTGTTTGTCCACCTGCTCCACCTGGATTTCCTTGCGGAGGATTTGTAGGAGGTGTATTACCTGTTCCTCCAGAAGGAGTTCCATAACTATCTCCATTTCCTCCACCACCAGATCCACCACTTGCATCTGCAGGGAAATCACCTGGACTAGAAGGTTGTCCACTACCAATACCTCCACCACCTCCAGTTGATGTTATTGTTGAAAAAGTTGAAACATTTCCTTTATGACCATTCCAATTAGGTGCTGGGGGAGATGTACAAGTAGGAACTCCAGCAGCTCCACCTCCAACAGTAATTGTATAAGGACCTGGTGCTATTTCTATTGCATCACCTTGTAATGGACTTGGTCCATAACCAGAAGCTCTATAACCTCCTGCACCACCACCAGCTCCACATTTTGCACCAGACCCACCACCAGCCACTACTAAATAATCTGCATTTATTATAAGTCTTGGCCATGCTCCACATTTCTGTGCTTGAAATTGACTTTGCATTGACCACACACCACTTGCTTTATTTAATTCTTTTGTAATAACAATTCCTGAACCACCAGCTCCACCAGAACCTCCAGATGGATTAAATGAAGTTGCTCCACCACCACCACCACCAGTATTAGCAGTTCCTGCAGTTCCATCGTGTTGTGGGTTACCTGACGATTTTCCTCCATCTCCGCCACCACCAGCTCCACCACAACCTGCTGCTGTAGTAGGGGATCCTGGTGCTGAATAAACTCCAGCGCCTCCTCCACCAGCATAAGTAGATGCTCCTGAATATATAGGACCTAAATTTTTACCTGCTCCACCGGCTCCACCAACAAATGGATTACCACCTCCAGATCCTCCTGCAGCGCAAGCTCCGCCTCCGCCTCCTGAACCTTGATTTCCAGGTTGAGGATTATTAACACAACCACCGGGATTTCCTTGACATGCAGTTCCTACACCAAAACCCGTACAATTACTAACTGGATAAGATTTTCCACCACCAGATCCTCCTGGTCCGCCAGAGTAACCAGCAGTGTTACCACCCCCACCACCACCACCACCGACTGAGCTGTAAGTTGTTCCACAAGAAACTAAAGTTGATACAGTTCCTTGACCACCTCGACCACCAACAGGGCCTGGATATGGTTGAGCTGTACCACCACCACCGATTGTAATTGGAATACATCCTTGAGCATTAATGACAGAAGTACAGAGCATACCACCAGCTCCACCACCTCCACCACCAACGTTTCCAGCAACTACCGTACCACCAGCTCCACCACCTGAAACAATAGTAGATTGTATTATTCTAGTTCCTGGTTGTAATGAAATACATCCTGATGATGTTTTAATTGTAACAGTACACTTCCCGAAAGAAGCTTTGTTATTTACACCGATTATACCGCCATTAGATCTGGCCATGTCTTAAGTCTCCTATTCGGACACCCAAGCTGTGCCATTCCAATTATAAATTGTCTTGGTCTCCGAAGTGTCGTTAGATTTAGTTGCTTCCCAACCTGTTGTGTTGTCAGCGTTGTATTTGTTTTCGTTCCACGAAATATTATATACCCATACAACTGGATCTGCACCATCATCTGTAATTGTTGGTCTTGTAATAGGTGCTTGCCAATCATCATTTGAATCTAATGACCATGAAGCATAAGGTTGTTGTCCTAAAAATTTATCTTTTCCAGGATCATAAACCATTCCAGTTCCTGCGTATTGTTTTCTAAAATTATGATTGTAAGAAGTTTGTTTCCAAATCCCACCTTCAAAAAAATTGATACACCATGTTTCACCATCAACATGCATATCAGAAGGTACTTCGTCGTTTGCAACTACAACAACTCTTTGTACTACTTGATGTGAATCTGACGTAAATCCTGTTGGATCTGTCATTGTTTTTAATTCTGCGAAATGTGCCATATTATTACTCCTTAAAAATATACTTATAAATCATAATTTTTATAATGTCCATATACTTTATTAATTAGTCCAAGTACCTGCTTTAACATTATCATAAACTTCATTCATATTCCATACACCTGAAGCAGAAGCTGCTGCAGCTTCTTTAACTAATACTATTCCTGATCCACCACCTCCACCATTAACTCCTGCTGGACTTGGAAAACCATCGCCTCCACCACCACCAGAACCTGTATTAGCACAAGCATTAGCTCCTGCACTACCTGCACCTGATCCTCCTGGTGCTCCATTAGTAGGACCTTGTCCTCTACCACCTGCTCCACCTCCACCATAACTTCCAGAGTTAGGAATACCACAACCGAAAAAAGGGGTTAAACTTTGACCTGCACCACCATCACCTGGAATAGGAAAACCTGAATCACCTACACCACCTGCGCCACCTCCACCACCAGAATATTCTCCTGGTGCATGAACAGGTCCATCACCTGGACTTGGAGCGCCATTACCGCCCGCATTACCGTAAATAGTTGAAGTTCCTCCTGGCCAAGGACTTTGTGTTGAAGATCCTCCAGTAGCTCCCGCTGGAACTGAATTTGTACCTGCACCACCACCAGATCCTCCTGGCACTCCTGCTTTATTTGGAGATATTCCTGAATTTCCACCACCTGCTCCACCTCCGTTTGCTGTTATACGTGCAGGGACTGGACCAAATGTTGAATTATTTCCTGAATTACCACAATTAGGACTACCCGATACCGTAGCTCCACCGCCACCAACTACAACAGGTGCTGTACCACCACCGGAAATAGGATAACCTGGAACGTAAATAATACCACCAGCACCTCCACCACCACCTTGATCACGTTTACCACTACCTCCACCAGCAATTACTGCAACATCAATTGATGTTGTTAGAGGTTGAGCTGTAAAACATCCTGTAGAAGTTACTGCTGTAATTTTTTCAGCTTGAATAGAAACTGTTTGAGTTGGTCCAATTATTCCGCCATTGCCAGCCATAATTTAAACCTCCTAAGCGTCGTTTATAACTTCATATGATACAAATAAATCTAGATCACCAGCAGCGCTTGCTCCACCTTTTAATATATCACCTTCCATAAGATAGATAGGTGTATCAACCAATACTAACGTTGCGTCAGCTGGGACTGAAACTGTTTTTGCTAAATAAACTGTTGCGTCTGCTCCAGTTGTTGTAACTCCTGTTGTACCAGAACCCATTCCATCTACAAACAAACTTACGTCTGCTGCATTTGTTCCGTCAACGTTTGCTACTGTTACTCTATTTAATTTTACGACTACGTCTGCTGCTACTGTCATTAATGTGTCAGTTGCTGTTGCAGATAAATTCCATCCAGCGTTTCCGCCTAAGATTGTTGTTACTGCTACTATATTTGGGTTTGCCATAATTTAATCCTTTTATCCGAATACGATTGCCATTGCAATCGCTTTTCCTGTTGTTATACCGAAAGATGATGTTGATGTAAACCCTAAAGTTCCTGACCCATCTGTTGTTACTAAAGCTTGAGAAGTAGATCCCACAGCTGCTGGTAATGTTAATGTATAAGAACCACTAACTGTTGCCGGTGCATCTATACCCACAAATGCTGAATTATCAGCGTCTTGAAATTTTATTGGATTACTATTTGTTACAGCAATTTCTGAAGAATTAGCCATAACATCTACAATGTCAGGATTAGTTCCATCATTAGCTGATGCATAAACAATTTTAGTTCCTTTATCTGTAGTTGAAAAAGTTGTGCTGCTTCCTGAACCAGTAGCATATTTAAATTGAACTGTGTAAGCTCCAG